ATTTTTAGCTTCAACTTATATGGGCGATAGAAAAAATGTTCCTGGTATTCAAAAACAAAATGTTGATAACGCAAGACAAATAGCTGGATCTATACCTGGTATTAAAACAAAAATAGCTGAATTAGCAGTGGGCCAACCTTTTATTGGAGAGACAATTAAAAATCCAAAAAGAGATATTGTACAAGCATCAAAATATCCAACAGATATTTTTGATATTGATGAAGCAAAAGCCACTGTTCCATCATTAAAAAGAGGGTCTACCCCATATAGTATTTTTGGACAAGTGATAGATCAAAATGTAAACAGAGTTCTTAAAGGTGGTTTTAAAACGGGAGCAAAAGCATGGGACAACCAATCCTCTGAGTTAGAATTAAATGTTCAAAAAGCAATTGCAACTGGAGACCAAAAAAAAATAAACAAGGCGGTTCAGGAATATAACAAAGAGGCAAAACTATTTGAAGATAGAGTAAACTCTAAAAGAGTAAGGGGTGCTAAAAAAGTTGTAATACCTAAAATAAGTTTAAAGGCACCAAAGAAGACCATAGCTAGATATGGAGAGTTTACTAAAAAATATCAAAATATATTTGATCAAAACTTTGCAAAACAAAAATACTCATTTGTAATTCCAAAAGATTTAAGAACCATACCTGAACTACGTAATGAAGTTTTAGACCGAAATAGTTCCACATATAAAAGTATGATTAACACTTTAAAAAAAAGTTTTAATGAATTTGATGAAAAAAAACTTTTTGATAAAATACAAAATACAGCGCCAAGGCAGTTACAAAAAATATTAAGAATGTTTCCTAGGATAGCATCTGTAGATGATTTTGAAACAAATAGATTTGCATCAGCAGATAATATTATGACAGATGCAACTGTTGTTGATGATCAAACGTTTGCAGAAAGAAACCCTGTTACAACTGGTGCGGCTTTGACTGGAGCTGGCACAGCAGGTGTTTTAAAAGCTGCGGGAATTCCAATTAGACAAGCAGCAGGTAAAGCTTTTAGAACTCTAGGAACAAAAGCAGGTGTGTTGCCTTTTGCAGGATTAACGATAAAGGATAATTTAGCTCAAGGAGAGAATATAGTTGATGCAACATTAGATCCTTTAGTTGGAGCTGAACTACTTGTACCAAGATTATTTCCAGAAATAGTTTCTAAAATTACAAAAAATCCTACACTACAGAAGGCATTAACTTTAGGAAAATATGGCAGAGCTTTAACACCGATTGGCGCTGGTATAACAGCAGCAGGGTTAGGCATAGATTTAGCTAAATTTACAAGAGATAGAATAAATGAATTAAGAGCGATGTCACCAGAGGAAAGAGCAGAACTTAGAAGACAAGGTGATGAGTTTGCGTTTAGTGAATTTGCAGCAGCAGGCGGTGGCATTGCAAAATTAGCAGGCGATCCATCAGGCCCACCACCAAAATCAGGACCTAACTCACAAGGGTTGTCAGGGCTGTTAAAACGTGCTAATAAAATATAGGAGTATTAAATGGCAGAAATAGATAAAGGACTCCCTAACACTCGTACCGAGGTCAAAGTACCAGGCGAGGAGGAAGTTGACGTTCAAGAAGAAATTGTAGAAAAAGGTCCCGTAGAAGTTATACCTGAAGAAGACGGTGGAGCGACTATAGACTTTGAACCAGGTGCAATCAATATACCTGGAACAGAAAATCACTTTGATAACTTAGCAGATATTTTACCTGACGATGTTTTAGAACCAGTTGGTAATGACATGGTGCAAAACTATATGGACTACAAAGCATCAAGAAAAGATTGGGAAAGTTCTTACACATCAGGTCTAGATCTTTTAGGATTTAAATACGAAAACAGAACAGAGCCTTTTCAAGGAGCTAGTGGTGCAACACACCCAGTATTAGCAGAAGCAGTCACACAGTTTCAAGCACAAGCATACAAAGAATTACTACCAGCTGACGGACCAGTCAGAACACAAATAGTTGGAGTTAGTTCTCCAGCTGTAGAGTTACAAGCTGGTCGTGTAAAAGATTTCATGAATTATTTAATTATGGATCAGATGAAAGAATACGAAGAAGAGTTTGATTCTATGTTATTTCATTTACCACTTGCAGGTTCTACATTTAAAAAAGTTTATTACGATGTGCCACTAGGTAGAGTCGTATCTAAATTTGTACCTGCAGATGAATTAGTTGTACCATATACAGCAACTAGTTTAGATGATGCAGAGTCTGTAATTCACGTTGTAAAAATGTCAGAGAACGAATTACGAAAACAACAAGTTAATGGTTTCTACAGAGATGTAGAATTATCACCACCAGGCACTGTAGAAAAAAATGACGTTGAGAAAAAAGAACGAGAGTTAGATGGCACTAAAAAAGTTGGTAAACAAGAATCAATGTATACTCTACTGGAGTGTCATGTAAATTTAGACTTAGAAGGTTTTGAAGAAGTTGGTCAAGATGGTGAACCAACAGGAATAAAATTACCCTACATAGTAACTGTAGAAGAAGGTAGCCGATTAGTTCTCTCTATACGGAGAAACTATGCGCCCGATGATCTAAAGAAAAATAAGATCCAATACTTTGTCCATTTCAAATTTCTGCCAGGACTTGGATTTTATGGCTTTGGACTCATTCACATGATTGGCGGATTGAGCAGAACGGCAACGTCTGCTCTCCGTCAATTATTAGATGCGGGTACATTATCAAACTTACCAGCAGGATTTAAACAAAGAGGTGTTAGAGTCAGAGACGAAGCAGCTCCTATACAACCTGGTGAGTTCAAAGATGTAGATGCTCCAGGTGGTAGTTTGAGAGATGCATTCTTTCCATTACCATACAAAGAGCCATCACAAACATTATTAAATTTATTAGGTATAGTTGTACAAGCAGGACAAAGATTTGCTGCGATAGCTGACATGCAAGTTGGTGATGGTAACCAAGGTGCAGCTGTTGGTACAACGATTGCATTATTAGAACGTGGTTCAAGAGTCATGAGCGCAATACACAAAAGATGTTATGCAGCTATGAAAGATGAGTTTAAATTATTATCAAAAGCTGTAGCACAATATCTACCACCAGAATATCCATACGATGTAGTTGGTGGTGCAAGAAACGTGAAGCAAACAGACTTTGACGATAGAATAGATGTAATACCAGTTGCAGATCCAAATATATTTTCTATGTCCCAAAGAATTACTTTGGCACAAACACAATTACAAATCGCTACATCAAATCCACAGCTACACAACATGTATCAAATATACAGAAACATGTACGAAGCAATCGGTGTTAAAAATGTAGATGCGGTTTTACCACCGCCTGCACCAACAGCACCAATGGACCCAAGTATGGAGCACATAAATGCTTTGACTGGTAAACCGTTCCAAGCTTTTCCTGGTCAAGATCACCAAGCACACATAACTGCACACTTAAATTTTATGTCAACTAACATTGTTAGAAATAATCCTGCTGTTATGGCTGCGATACAAAAAAATATTTTAGAACACATATCAATTATGGCTCAAGAGCAAGTAGAATTAGAGTTTAGAGAGCAACTTTTAGAAATGCAAATGATGCAACAACAAGCAGCCATAGATCCAATGGTTCAACAGAGATTACAATCTATGATAAATCAAGTTGAAGCTAGAAAATCTATACTTGTTGCAGAGATGACAGAAGATTTTATGAAAGAGGAGAAGAAAATTACATCACAATTTGACTCTGACCCACTTCTAAAACTAAAATCTAGAGAAGTTGATTTACGTGCGATGGAAAATGAGCGTAAAAAAGACTATGACAAAGCACAAATAGACATTGCAAAAGCAAGATTGATGCAACAAGGCGACATTGCAGAAGATAAAATGGAGCAAAACGAAGATTTAGCTAAATTAAGAGCAGGTGTAAGTCTTGCAAAGACAGGAATTGACCAAGCCAAGGTCATGATAGAGGATTAATTATGCCATTAAACGAAAAAGGTAAAAAAATTATGAAATCTATGAAGAAACAGTACGGCAAAAAGAAGGGTGAGACTGTTTTCTATGCATCTAAGAACAAAGGTGTTATAAAAGGTGTAGAAAAAACTAAAAAAAGGAGCAAAAAGCGATGATGAACTATAAAAAAGAAAAAATAGTTAGCGTTCCAGAGCCAAAACTAGTGAAAGATCCTAGATCTGCAACAGTTTCTAATGGCGCTGTCAATTACATTGTTCAACCTGAACAGGTTGCAGTAAGAGGCACTAAAAGAATGCTACCAGATAAGAAAAAAACAGCTAGCGTAGTGTAATGGCCTGGTTTAG